CGGTTTATCCATGCTATCTCCTTTCTAACCATCACATTTAGTTCTCCTAGGAACTAATTAAGTTTTCATGAGAACTATTTTACCACTTTGAAAAGAGATGTCAAGAAAAAAGTTTCCTAGAGAACTATTTTCTTGATTAAAAAAATCCCAAGTGATTTTCTCACTTAGGATCATGTTTCCTAGGTTAAATTAGAACCCATCTACTTTTACAAATACCTTTACATTGTTTTTCTATATCTTACAATACCTTTTAAAACAGCTATATTTTGAGCTTTTAAATAAATGTTTTTACATCATTTTACAGAGATTTACGACACTTTTGCCCCTTTTTTGCCCCTTTTGAGCAAACAATAAAGCCGCGGGGTATTGCCTGCGGTTTTGTGTAATCTATTTTGAAAGTTTTCCTTTCGTTTTATTTTGTAGTAATGAGCCCGTTAGGCTCAACAGTAAACTCTGGCTTATCTGCCATTGTTCCGTCTGATTTAAGGTAGTACCAACCTGTGCCATCTGCCGACTTGACAAACTGATTGGATTTCATATCTCCATCCTTAGCATCGAGATAATACCAATGTTCCTTGTACTTAACCCAACCAGTGGCCATAGCACCAGTTTCTTTGAAGTAATACCATTTATTCGCAATAAGCGCCCATCCTGTTGCCATGGCTCCACTTGGGAGCAAGTAATACCAGTGTCCATCTGAATGCTTGTGCCATGTGTTAGCTTTCATATAGCCGTTGCTGTCAAAGTAATACCAAACATTGTTGATCTTCTGCCATTTATCAGTTGGATATGAGCCATCTGCGTTGACATACCACCAACCAGTCGCATTCTTCTTCCAACCTTCTTGATTGCCTTCTTTTGCAAGCATTTCTTGGACAGTTGAACCGATCGACTGATAATGCTTGATTTTAGCAATCACATAGTCACGCAAGCTGTCATTATAGCCACCGTGCAACTCCAAAGAACGAGCAGGGCATGAGGTGCTTGAAAACTCGTTATGAAACTTGATGTTTCTATAATTTGGAGTATCACCATAATAAGTCATATCCTCGGCCATTTGGCGCAATACCATGTTTTCATTTTCGATAAACTCGGCATCTGATGCGCTTAACTGCTGGCATACTTCATAGCTAAGAGAGTTCATGTTAGCATCGTAGTTAGCAGCAGACCACGAACCATTGTATGTGTCTTCGACTCGCACAATTGCATCTCTTGTGATGTAGTAGTGAGCAAAACCAAGTTCAGACTGGCCATTGTCATATCGTTCTTGGAGCCATTCGATATAGGCCTTTGCACTTTTTGAACCAGCATCATTGTGCATGATGTAGTATTTTGGTTTTTCGGTTGGACGAGAACCTGAAATCCCGTTGAAGATTGTATGGTTAATGATTTCTACCATCGTTTAATCCTCCTTTGGATTTTCGTACCCAAGTGCTTGCTTGCTGTCAGTTAGCCCTTTAGTTGTTGGGTCTGGAATGATGTTTAAGATATTTACAATCGTCAACCCAACAAGATAAGGGTTTGCAAAAAATTTACCAAGCAAGTCTAAAATGACTCCCCAGCTAACCAAATCTTCTAGTTTAAGATTGAAATAGGCCAGAATTGGCAAAGCTAAAGCAAATGCCACTCGCAATAAGAATGTTTTATTTTTTAAGCTAAAACGTACTTTCCAGTTAATCATGTTTATTCTCCTTTTTTCGTATTATTGTCTTTTTCAATCAATCGTTGAAATGCTTTCATTATTGGTTGAAAAATAGTAACGTTTCCTTTCAATTTACGGTAGTTCTCAATAAGCGATTGAAAAGTAAATGCGATGTATCCGAGATAAATTGAGTACAAGAATGCAAACCCTGTCTTTTCAGGTAATAGGACAGACATCGGGATAAGGATCATCAATAAGAGAACTCCTAAAATCTTACGAAGTAGGCCATTGATACCAATTTTACTCTTGTATTCAATATCAGGATTGACAATAGCAGCAATAGTTCCTGTCACAAAATCAATAATTTCCATTGAAACAATCAAGGTCAGGGCGTATAAGATAAGACCATCTTCGGTCTGAACGACACTTCTAAAAAAATCAAAAAATTCAATTTGCATATACACCTCATCAATCGTATTCTAAAAGTGGACGCATTTTATCCAAAATAATCGGATACATCCTCTTATTCCCTTCTGCAGTCGGATGTAATCCGTCTCCCATAAATTTTGTACGGACAATTTCTAAGACTGGATTAAGCCCGGAATCATTATGCAAGTCAACACATGGTACTGAATAAAGGTCTGACACCTCTTTAACAGCCCTGACAAAATCACCAAGGACGTTACCTTTATTGTTAGGCTCTGTCTGTGCATTCTTCCAGATTATTGTAGATCCTTTATAGTAACGTTTCAGCGGCGTCATAGTAATAACTTTTGTATTTGGACGATTGATTGCTAACCATTCTAAAATATGCTTATATGCTCCATAGAAAGTAGATGTTTCTGTGCTTTCCAGCGTACCTAATTCAGCATGGTTTCCCCAGTCGTTAGTACCTCCAAAAATTGTGACAACATCTGTATCTTCTGGGATAGTGTCCAATCGACGGACGAATGCCTGTACGGTATTTCCCACTCCATCTGAAATCAAAGTGCCACCGATTCCAAGATTTACTACTGTTGTTTCAATGCCATTATTTTTGGCCCATTGGTCGATGTAGCGGTGCCATGGCCATCCGTTAGCTTGGTGGCCCTCTGTGATTGAATCGCCTAAACAAGCGATCTTTTTAACCTTTTCGGCCAATTGAAAAGTATTAAGATACACATTGCTATTCCTGTGGTCATAGTACCCTAAAAGTACTTGACTATTTTTTCCGACAGCTCCCCCAAACATTGTTAAAGATGTCTTATCAAAAACAATAAAACCTGCATTGCCTCCAAGCGAAAATTCATTGGGCTCTAAATGATAGGTATTTTTACCAATCGTTACAGATACCTCTTTATGTTTAATTGTTTTCTTTGTTTTATCATAGATAATATTTCCATTTGGGCTGTAAATCACATTTCCAGAAAAGGCTGGCACGTCATCGGCGGTAATCGGTGCATTCCCATCTATAGTATGTAAGCCGTTAAATGTAATGGTTGGATTTGAATTACCATTAGCGAAAAGTGCACCAACAACAACTTGAGTTGGGCTTACATTTGTAGTTAATTGAATTCGGCTCGATACTGTATCTAAAACAATCCATGAAGTACTTGAGCTATACGGAATAGATTCTTTTGCAACTGCGATGAGCTTTCCATTCACCAATGCTGTGTTGGTTCCTTTTACTTCGATGGTTTTAGTTGCATTATTGAAATTGATAGGCTCGCGACCTGCGATAAAAGCGAATGTATCAATAGGACTAACTGCACTTGATTGATAAATCCCCCCAGAAACCCAGCTAGAACCATTCCAATAGTTCCAGTTCTTGTTGTCTGTTGTCAGATAAGTTCCTGTGCCTCCGTTAGGCTTATCTTGTTGTAATGCTGCTAGATTTGGATACGTCCCTTTAGGACTAGCGGATGCCATGTTTTGCAATTGTGTAGCGATTTCACCAGCGTCTGCTTTTCCTTGCAACTGGGCATCAATATTAGCAAGCCGATTAAATAAAAAATTAAAGTTTCCTCTAGCCCTTGCTACTTCAAGATTGTTATCTTTACTGTTTTCTTGTGCATCGTGGTAAACACGTTCTAACCCAACTCTAAGAGCATACCTCACATCTTTACCATATTTCTTTTGAGTAATTGCATCAAGAGCCTCATTAATGGTATAGAGTTTATTGTAATCCATGTGTGTATCATCTTGATAAAACCGTGCATCACCTCTTGCCTCGATGTTATTAGTCATTCGGCACCTCCTTTAATTCTTTAAGTTTTGTCTGTATTTCATAAATCTTAGTTTCATACAGTTCTTTCTTACTTTTGGCTACTTTTACTTGAGTTGTCAAAGTCACAATCAAGTCCGTATTCATTTTTGCATCCAGTTTCTCAATCTCACTATTAAGTGTTGTTATCTCTTGGGCTATACTTTCTAACTGTACTTGATATTGTGATAATTCACTTTCCAACAATGCAATATTATTTGCTTTGGTTGTCTGTTCCTCAAGTTGTCTTTGTTTGGCAGCATTATCTGCTGCAACCTTCTCCATCGACTTTTGAGCCTCCTGTTGCTGCAGTTGAAACATTGATAAACTCTGATTACTTGAACCAACAGTAAGTGATACTGATTGAGGTTTAGTAATATTTATTGTTTTCTCAATGATTTGTAACTCCTCAACACTAGACATAGGGGCATTGATGATTTGATGGGTATTACCTACTTTAAACTTGACATAGTTTGCATCAATTAAGCATCGCTCCACAACCTCGACTTTCCAGCTGGCTAGGATTGATTTGAGATTATCTATGTACTGCTGGCCGCGTTTCTTTAAGATATCTGGGCTGTAAATATCTGACCATGTAACTGATTTTGTGATTAAGCCAAATTGTTTAATCAACTCTTCATTCTCCAGCCAATATTTGCCACCATTGACAGACTTGATAGTAACTTGTTCACGTATAATATCTGCGCTAGCTGTTTCCGATGTCTTACCATTATCCAAATCTGCTCCTACTGGGACAATCCTAGTCAATAGACCATCAAAAGATAAATCTCTGGTAGCTGTCTTAATATTTGCGCCTAGCATAATTGGTGAACCGCTGATTTTATCGCCAATTTGTTTCAAGTAGTCAATGTACATACCATCTATTTCATGCCTTAACACCAAATATCCGTTTGTTTTTCCAATCAATTTATCCTTGATCGTGTCCCAGCTAGTATCATAGCCAGTATACCTAAATGGCGTATCAGATGGCGCTGGTACATTGACCACACCAATCTTAAAGCGCTTGTGTGGCTCAACTTGAGAATTGTGACGGTTAATAATACGAGTTAGATAGTCCTCAAGTCCTCTGTTTGGTACTTTTTCAAAGTCCTGGCAACTGTCATGTAAGTATACTAGCATATCCTCACAAATGATTTCTTGAGCAAATCCATCAGATGCCATAGACATCGACACCGATAAGACCCTGCCATAAAATTCTACCTCCCCATCAAATAAATTCACAATCTTTACAATTCCCTTGATAGGCTTTATTTTTTTGTATAGATTGTGATTCATCCCAATAACTAGACGACACTCATTGATACCATTTACAATTTGCTTGATACTACCTGAACTTAACCTATATTCTCTACGGGAAACTGTCGGCTCATGCAATACTTTTTGCTTACTAGTATCACCAATATCTTCTGCCTTATCCCAGTATAGAGCAAGATAGCCGGGATTTTTTACTGTATTCACACCCATTATCCCAACACCTCCATAGAAAACCGAAAAGAAACATCTGCACTACCTGTGATTGTGAACAATGCAAGTTGTTTAGGCGGTATCTTTAACAGTACATTTTCTTGCTCCCCTTTACTAAATTGATAAGCCGATCCATTATGCTCAATAACGATATTAGAACTACTGATAACTTTTGGGATGATAGTTGTATCTCCAGGATTGTAGATTGGTACTACTTGCTTACTTTTTACTGTCCATTTTGTCCAGTTAGCAACACCATACTCAAAACTAAAATCATCCCAAACATCATCAAAGAAATCATCCAGAGCTATAAGAAATGGATAGCAGCTAAATTCAATAGTTGCTACTAGCGCCCTCTTTTGAGGATCATCCTGCACTTTGACACTCTTACATTTGCCATACCAGTAAAATCCCTCATCATGTGTATCAGTGAGTCTTGATTTACCAATACGCATAAGTGACGACTTGACTTCTCGTTCCGCCGTTTTTCTGTCAGCGTATTTTGTATTTGGCAATTTAAATTCATAAGTTATAATCCGATTATTAAAATATCGCTCGCCATTCATCATTGAAAAATCTAGTACACCCTGAGAATAAAGGAGATTTTCCAGCACCTCCTTTTCCTCTGGTGATGGGGCATCTCTACTTACTAGATACCACCCCTTAGATTTAGTATCAAAATCACCAAACTTAATGTATTCAATAATTTCTAAAATCATAACTGATGTCTCCTAATCATTGCTGTATTACTACCAATAGCCTCATCAAATATGTCCTTTGTTTCCCCAACCAAAGTTCCACTATCCAGTACAATCTTCTTACCTTTTTCTATAAGTACCTCAAGGTCATAGACCTTATCTAAAAGATTTTCCAAAAGATTATTATTTTGAACATGATAAGCATCCTTTTGAGATTTTTTGTCATCAGCAGTCACACGCATTGCTTGTTCTCTCATCACTTTCGCTGTCACAGAGTGAGAAATGTTAGTTTTACCGACACCTAAAACATTTTCAGGTTTAAAACTGAAAGCATTAATCTTACTATACATATCTGTCATCGCCTCATCGACTTTGACGGTAGATTGATCGATACCTTTAGCAACACCAGCACCGATCCACCAACCAACTTCATCTCTAAATAAGTGTGATGGTGAGTGAATTTTAGCTTTTGCCTTCGCTGCTCTCTCTGCCTCCGCAACAAGTGCATTAGCTGCTGCTGTAACAGCTGGAAGAGCATTACGCATCCCTATAGCAAGCCCCTCGCCCATATATTGACCTGCGCTTATCATTCGACTACGACCATTATTGACAGTATTTACTACGGTATTTATTGCTGATTGCATCAATGTCACCATTTTTTGACCTGATGACTGAATGTGTTGCGCCATTTGAGCGCCGCCCTGTTGCACCGCTTGAGATGCCCTTGTCATTCCATTTTTGGTTAAAGAGACAATTTGATTTAACGTTGATTGCATTGTGGTAGTTATTTGAGTACCAGCTGTTCTAATACTTGCGTTCATCTGCATTGAGCTACTAAGTACTGCCATAGACGCATTGGCCATAGAATTAGTCACCACCATAGACAATTGCATCATACTAGACTGCATCACAACCACCATCTGATTACCGGCAGTAGAAATTGATGCAGTAGCTCCAGACATGGCTACTTGAATAGACACACCTAACGCTGTAACTTGACCTTGTGCGACACTTGAATTGCTTGCTAATAACCTCATAGCATTGCCTGCAGCATTTGCTTGAGCATTGAAACTGGCAAGCCCTGCGCCCGCCATCATCAATGATGGTGTCATCATAGCAACCTGCATTGTAAAGTTGGTTAATGTCGATGCACTAGCCATTAGACCGCTTACAGTTGCAGTTACAGATGTACCGAACGCTATCATAGCTGTTTGAGCAAGAGTTAGCTGAGCCGGAAAAGTAGTTAAACTCATCTGCAATGACATAAATACCACTGGTAACATTTGCAACGAGGTTAGTGCCATTGTTGATGATGTAGCCAGTGTCATCATACCTGTACCTAAAGCTGTCATCCCAGCTCCTGCGGTTGCTAATCCAGCTCCAGAGGATGCTATAGCTGCAACACCAGTAGCAACTGCCGCTAAAGATGCCCCCATATCTAATAGATTTAGATTGGTAATCTTGCTTACTCCAGTAGCCAGCTGATTAAATCCAGTGCCTGCATTTAAAGCGGCCTGTCCTACCGATTGTATAACTCCTGATATAGAGTTTAGGATTGCAACCAATCCACCACTTATCGCATTAACAACTTTAGTGATTGCATTCGCAAAGGCTGTTACTCCTGGTTTGCACACATTAAGAGCTAAGCCAAATGCTGCAACGCCAGCAGCTGCAACAAGCATTCCTGCACCAAAAACGGTTGCCCCAGCTCCTGCTACCAATAAACCGGCACCTAAGATCAATGCTCCTGCCCCAGCTACTGAGGCACCTGCTCCCATGACTAGCAATCCTGCACCTAAAGCAGCAATGCCAATAGCAGCACTAGCCCCATAAGTAGCAATGGTTGGTAAATGACCTGCTAGCATTGATAAGCCAGCAGATGCGGCATAGACACCAACACCAATGAGAGCAATAGCGGCACCAAAAGCTAATATACCAACTGCACCTGCTGATAAAGCCGGGCCAAGTAAAGCAAAGATACCTGCCAAAGCAGCAATACCTACTGCCAAACCAGCAAGAGCAATAACTGCACCACTACCAGCACTAGCAAGTTGAATAGCTGCTTGTACCAAAATATAGATACCAGCTGAAACAAGAGCTACACCAGCACCGACCATCAACATTGCAGCTCCCATTGATAGCCATTGGGCAGGACTTGCCATTGATGCAGCTTGACCAAACCCTTGAGCAACTGTTGAGATAGCTGTTGCTAATCCTTGTAGTACTGTTGAAATACCTTGTGAAATAGATGTTATAAGAGAGCCAAGTCCAGAAAAAACTTGCTCTATGATACCTTTAGATTGAGTCGCTGATGATCCAGCACCATCAAATGCCTCCGTAGCATTCTTTTTGAATAAATTGAACGGATTGAATTGTCCAATGATATCAAAACCTTTGAATTTAGATAACAAAGTCCCCAATATTGGTAGTAACAGCGCAAAAATAGATGGATCTATTCCAGACAAGAACTCTCCAATTTTGCTAGCTATTTTACCAATTGCCTCAACAACTTCATTAACCTTATTCCTGAAATCTTCGCTAGTGGTATATGCTTGAATAAACCAACCGATTAAAGCACCAATACCTGCAATAGCAAGCCCCCAAGGGTTGGATAAAGCTATTTTCAACAACCCAAAAGCAGTTTTTAGGCCAGTTATAGCCTTAGTTGCAATTGATACTGTTTTAAATGCTGCAACCATCCCAATCACTGCACTAGCAATTGTTTGAATAGCACCAGGGGGTAATGAGGAGATAAACTCAGCCCCTTTAGTAGCAGCATCTGCAAGAAACTTAACCACCTCACCTAAAGCTTTAGCGATCTTATCAAAATTTTCTCCACTACCAGCTAGAGATGAAAAGACATGACCTATTGCATCTTTCACCGCATTAAAAGCTCCAGCTACTGCTGTTATAGCTCCAGTATCTTTGAAACTAGATAAAAAGTTACCAACTTTATCAAAAGCTCCCATGATATTGTTTACCATTTCCTCTGGTAACATCTTTTTCAATCCTGCCTCTATCTCTGGCTTTGCTGATGCTAAAAATGTTGAGATAGCTTTTGGCAACGATTTGAAAGCATTGCCTACCATCGGTATAAAGTTCCCAAAGATAAATGTTGATGCTGTTTTAGCAAGGCTTTCTAAAGGTTTGCTAATATCCCCACCTGTTGTAAGGTTTCCTAAGAAATCCTTAAATGCGGCTTGCATAGATGCAAAAGATCCAGAAAATGTTTCAGATGCCTCTTTAGCAGTAGTACCAGTAATCCCTAATTTCTTTTGTACAACCGAAATTGCTTTAACCATGTTCGCAAATGACATATCGCCCTCATCTACGGTCATATTCAATTCCTCTTGCACATCTTTGTAACTAGCAGCATCTTTTATTAGTCGTTGCATCTCTGCTTTTGTTCCGCCGTAACCGAGTTTTAGGTTATCTAGCATTGCATAGTTACCACGCGCCAATGACTGGTAAGTTTGAGTAATGATTTTCATATCAGAACCCATCTTGTTTGCGTTGTCTGACATATCTGTCATTGCTGTGTTCGCTAACTCAGCAGCCTTTGCTGTATCTCCTCCCAAAGAAGAAATCAAGCTAGCAGAAAATGATGTTACATTTTCCATGTACTCATTAGCTGATACTCCAGCTGTTCTAAAAGCCTCATTAGCATACTGTTTAACAGTACCAGCTGAGTCTTTGAAAAGTGTCTCAATACCACCGATAGATTGTTGTAATTTTGCCCCCTCATCAATTGCTGATGAAAAAGCGCTTTTAACTCCTCCTGTAAGTGCACTAATCCCACTCATCAATGCTCCACTAACTAAGTTTGCTCCTAAAACTGATTTAAAAGCTGAACCTAGCCCACCTAATGATGATTTCAGGCTATTTATATCCCCTTGGGCTTTCTTCCCATCCAAATCAACCGCAATGGTTACTTTACCGTCTGCCATGTTCTACCTCCTTTCTTTACTAAATATTTGGTAATGCGTATTGCTCCTGCAGTTCACGCATTTTTTGTTTTTCTTTTGAACTTTCCCCTTTTGAGGGTTTCCACGCTCTAATTTTCATTACCTCAACAAACTTTGTTCCATCTGGTAAACCAGACAATAGGGCATTGAACTTCTGCCAATGTAATTTCCCTTGTTGTTCAATCAAATCAATGTTATAGGCCTGCATAAACGATGAAAAAATGTACTCGCCATCATATTTGATATTAAACAAGGGTTTATCATCGTGATCTTGGGCATCTTTAGTTTTTTTAGGCAATACATTGCCCTCAATGTCATACCTATCAACCTCATCAATAGCCCTAGTAACCTGTATGTGCTTTTCAAATATATCTGCATAGATAGCTAACGCTTGCCTTGTATCCATATCCTTAAAAGTTACATCATCGGTTAATTTTGCTAGAGCTAGTTTTGGTTTGAGTTCTACCGGGATATGTTCTTTACCCCACATATCAAAAACCCATAACACCCTATCAAACGATAATAAAAGCTGATACTCTTTGTTGTTAAGTACCAGCTTGTCATCCATTTTTTTGGAAATATCAAACATTATTCAGCAAGATACTTCTTGAAATTTTCATCGTTTAGTTTCTTCTTCCATTCTTTTTGAATTGTTGCTGAAACCTGTAAGAATACATTGAGATAATTCCAAGTGTTTTCACCAGCTACCTCATAGATTTTTTGTGGGGCATCCTCATCAAACATTACCACAAAGAACTCATCAACCATAGGTTTTAGAGCTTTACGCCCCTCCTTGTCATTCATGTTCACTACATCTTTCTGATAAGCGCCTACCTTATCCTCTAACTCTACAGCCTTGTCTTGAATTTGAGCATCTTTTTTATCGGTTGTTCGATAATCCAGACTAAACTCTCCAAAGTCAAATGACAGAACTTTGCTGCCTAAATCAATTACAGTTTTGTTTGACATGATAATTTCCTCCAAAATGTCTATTAGTTATATAGTGGACTACCCACCAATTCCAGCTTCAACTGGCTCTTTAATCCATTTGATTGTACAACCAAATTCTTCATACGCTGTTGCATCGCCTGCTCCTGCTTTGATTTCAGAAACATTGGCAACTTGTGTATAAGTTTTCTTGCCGTCAGCTGTAGTTACTCGATGCCATACGCGACGTGCCTCACCTGTTTTGTAACGCATAGCGGCAATCATCGATTGAGCTGCATCCTCTGGGTCATAGATCCCCTCAAATGAGTAACCACCAACGACGGTTAGTACAGTTTCCTCTGGTGTACCGTCTCCGTCGTAGTAACCAGTGTCATCTGTATCTTCATCCGTTTCATCATCAATAGTTTCAATGTACTTAGCAAGTCGTTTCCAAGCATCGTCGCTAGGTACAACTGTTGGGTTTTTAGGGTCAAATGGCGCAATTTCGTGTTTGCGCTTGGCATTTTTTTGACGTACCATTATGTCATCCTCCTGTTATTTCTAATTTCGCGGTTACTTGCATTGAATAGACAAAATAACCTTGTTCATCCTTGCCATTTATTCCTGGTTTATCCACTTTCAATGACAAGAATGTGTAAGAGTTGTCTGTGCTAGGCAAATCAATATCAAATGATGATAAATCTCCATTGATAAGCCAGATAGTATCGATTGCTACTGCATTTGATTTACTCTTTACAGCAATCTCAAATGGTAGTGATACTTCTCTAGTACCATCCATATACTCTTTGTCAATAGTTCCACCACTTAAAGCATTGATAACTAAATCATCCTTGTCATCTTCAAAATAATCTAGCCTTGCTTGTAATGGCAATTTTGTGATGTTGTTAATATGTTCCAGTAACACATCTTGAAAGTTTTTGTTGTTTTGCATTATCAGATACCCATTCCTTTAATAGCTGCCTTTTTTAGCTTATCTATGTTTGCTTTTAACGGTTTATCCCATCTGCTACCAGTGCCAGAGGTTGTATATTTCTTAAAAACAACAATCCCATTAGTACCGTGAAACTGCGCCCGAGCATAAACCGTGTTATAACTCACATTTCCATTGGGCTCTACACGTCCAGAGGCTCTTAATGCCCCTCCACCAGCCCTAAGAGGTACAGAGCTATCCATAATAAGCAAAGCCTCGCTACCTGCAGCAATCTTGCCACGTTGCATAGCTTGAGGTGACACTTTTTTCTCTACATCTGCAAGGTCAATACTCACTCTGACATCTGCCATTATGTAACTTCAACCTCATAGCTAAAAATTCTCCCATTAAGGTAATTAGGTTGATAACCTGTCACAAGGTAATCACGCGCCCCATCATTCATAACCGCACCCAGCCAACTATCATCAACTGTCACATTCACAAACTTAGGGTAAATATAAACAACGCCTGCTTTCTGTCTAGTTTTAGAGTTGTTAGTACCTGTAACAGACACCGACCTATCAAACCGTACCGGTTTAATATCCAATGGCTCAGAGTACTTGATATCTCCATAGTTATCTTTGCCCTCAACCTTACGAACTGTAACAACATCTTGTAATAAGCGTTTATCTATCATAATCAACTCCCACAATTAAGCTAAATCCAGCTTGTTTCAGGGCATTTTCAGCATCAAGGCAAAGGTTGAATTGTTGACCTGCTGAAAGCTGTTGTTTATTGCCGTAATTAATTGATGTACGACCAATAGAAACGCTTGCCATAGTTTGTTTCTCGTCGGCTGTCATGATGCCAGAGCTGTTCAAATAAGCAATCTGAAAACCCATAGCTAGCTTTACAGCAGATTTGCGATACTCAACCTCTTTCTCAAAGTCAATATGTTTTTGATAAATTCCTTGAGTATAGAGATTGATAGCAATTTCTGCTCGTTTAGCTAACTTCTCAAAATCCGTCACATCATCAAAGCCTAAGTCAGTAACAAACTCATCTTTCGTTAAATAAGTCATGCGTAACCTCCCTTAAAAATAAAGGGTGTTGCCACCCCTTATTTATTCAGCTTGCTCAAATTGTGTGGGCACATCTTCTACAAGCTCTAAAACTGCATCGACATCCGGAAATGTTTGCTTGAGGTCTTTATTAACTTGATCGGCATAACTCGGTTCAAGCTCAACAAATTCTCCCTCTGTCACATAAATACCAGGTGTCTTTAGAATTAGGTTCTTAATTGCTTTATACTTAGCCATTATTCTTTACCTTTATCCTTAGTTTCCTTTGGTGTTTCAAGCTCGCCACCATCTTCCACCAATTCCTCAAAGCCATCTGCCATAAGTTGCACCTCAAGCTCACTACCCTCTTGCACGGTATAAACTTGATTTTCTTTGATGTATTTCTTCATCTGCTACCTCCTATGCTGATTTATGTGAAACGTAAACCCCATCTTCTTGAGATTTCAAGACAAACAAATCATGATACAAACGGTTTTGGTATAGGTAACCATCACCCTCTGTGTGTTGCCCAGGAGCAAAGAGATAGATAGAGTTGAATTTGGCTTTAGCGATGATAGCCGTCTTAGCCACGATCAAGAAATTGATATCTTTACCACCACTAGCTTTCAAAAATCCAGTTGTGAAATCAAATTGAGTTTTGAAACGTGCATCATCCCATACCTCGATAAGTTGCACTCCATCTAGCGATGTTACACGTGTATCAATACCCTGTTGTGTCGTCGTATTGATTGCGCGTGTAAAGTCTTTAGAACGCTCTAGGGCATCCATTACCTCGCTAGATACATACATGACAAGATTTGATGCTCCATATTTACGCATTGGCAAAATAGCAGCTTTCAAAATTACGTAGACATTTTCCGGCGTAATGCTATCTTCTTGCTTGAAACGACTACCATTGATGGCAGTTGTAGCAATTTTAGAAAAGCGGTAAGCGTCAACCTCTGGTGTTGCATGTTCTGAAATGAATGTATTTGAGATATTAGCAGCTGAAAGCTCTTGGTTTGTTTCGTCAACGTCTGCTGTATCAACAAAAAACTCAACATCTCGGTCAAATCCAAGAGTATAAACGTTTTTATCGCTTGATACTGTACCTGAGTTGTAACCCTTAGAGCGTGTATGTGCCTTATATCCTGTTACAGAGATTGTTGGCAATTCAAATGATTTTGCACCGAGCCAGTTTACTTTTGGCGTTTCAAGAATGGCAGTCAATGAGCCTTGCATAAGGCGTTTTTCAAACTGCCCCTCATGTTTTGTGATGTAATTGATTGACATCTACTATTCCTCCTTTTTATTCTGTTAGCCCTAATGCCTGTGCAAAGGCATCTGGTGCTGGGTCTGTTGCTGTTGGATTTCCAAACGCAACGATATTTGGGTTAGGCTTGCCATCTTCTTCTGCTTTAAAAAGATATGGGTCACTTTCCTTTAGACCATTGAGGATGTCATCTAGTTTAGGTTTGCCACTGTCATCTAGTTCAATGGCATCAACATCAATAAACTTCATCAAGGTTGACGGATTGTGTGCTGTGGTATCTTTCAAAGCAAGGTTGATAGCATTCACCTTATTTGTTTTTGCCAGTTCATCAGCAGCCTCTTGTTTATACTTGTCATATTCAGCCTGTAATTCATCAATCGCCTCTTTCTGTTTAGCGCTGATACCTTCAAGCGATTTCAAGTGTTCAACTTGCTCCTCTGCCTTTTGCAACTGTGTTTTGAGACTATCTCGCTCTTGTGTGATAGTTTCCAAGGCTGATTTGTCCTCGTTGAGCTCTTTTCCTCGCAAGGCAAAAACTGATTTAGCCTGTTCCTCTGTCAATCCAAGTTTGAGTAGTTCCTCTGTTGTAAATGCCATTTGTACCTCCTTAGTTCTTTTTAGGTGGACAACTCCCACCGAAAAGCAAAATATTATTTACTATTTCAGTTTACTTTGGATGGAATGGGATTTTTTACGGTTTTAGGCACAAAAAAAGAGGGTTGTTTAGTAACCCTCTTGATAATTAGATATATGCTCTTTCTCTACTGTAATCACGGCTTAAAAATTCGTGTTGTTCTACAAGAGCTCTTATTTTCCCTTGATAAGCTCTAACTTTTAGCCTCTCAACTTGTATCAGATCATCATCACCTAAGGCACTAGCATAGTGCAATCTTTCTTTGTGATGCTTGATATTGCGCTCTAAGGCTCTTTGTTTAGCCTCGATGCGTGCATTTTCTTCCGCTTGTTCCGGCGTTAGGTCTTTCATATAGTCTGGCAAGTCTGGTATTTCATTTACCCCTACGATAAAGGGCGTAAGATAATGACCGCAATGGACACCTAGACATCCCCCAGCAGTACCAAAACCATAATCTAGCAAACTATGAATAGTAAGGCCGTTTATTGTTCTGCCTTGACCTTTAGTGACAATCTTACCTTGCAATGGAGCACATGCAGCTCTAGCAGACGACTTGATAGAGTAGTAAAAAGTATCTATCCCTAATTCCTCTGCAGGCCTTGTACGCATATCATTGTAAACCCTGTAAGTTGTCGTTTTGATAATTGCTCTGGCATAGCTATCTGCTCGCCACTCTCTCCCTGCGCTGTCAGTAAATCCAGTAAAGCCTTTTTTTTGCCACGACATGATAGTATCATTTAAAGCCCTATCACTCGTTTTAGTCCCTGATACCACTTGGGCAACTGTCTTCTCTACAACCGACTTGAAAACAGTCTGTATGCTTGCTGGTAATGTTGAATTGATAAGATTAAGGTCACTTATAGCTTGTTGAGTATAGGACTCAAGAGCATCGATTACACCATTTCTAACTTTGCCACTAGATTCCCTTTTCAAATCTTCCTCTAGTTGCTCCTTTGTGTCCTTATAGACCTTTAATCCCTCGTTAGCAATGACCTCTCTCAAAAGACTTTCAGCAATTCCTGTACGTTCAACAATAACCTTTAAGTTCTCCTCATTCAGCATGTACATATCGTTGAGCTTTTCTAGTTGCCATATATACGGATTTTTTGCAAGGTCAGCATTGCCACGCTCTTTAAGTCGTTTTATCATGCTATCAAACAACTCAATTTGCATTTTAGAGTAAATATCACTCACGCCCTGCATGTGCAAAGAAAATCGCTGATCATTTAGAGTTGGCATTTTGCGTTTATCAGTCATTTTCAACTCCTTATGTGTCGTTTATTGTAATTTATAGTAGTTTATAGCTCTCCCTCTTCTACTTTCTTCTCTGTTTTTCCGTACAAAGCAAGCTCTGCATCGCTCTCTGGTGGCAACTCTCCATTGATTTCAGCAAGTTCTTTCTCTGCTTCTTCATTTGTGATGTTCAATACTTTAGCAATACCTCTTTTCTGTGTCGCAAATCCAGCTGCTACCATCTTCATCCAATAATTTAACTCTGCATTTTTATCAGTAAATACACCATCATCAAGATTAACTGATATATCATTAAATTTTGGTATATCACCTGTATACAATTTCACAGCTTTACCAAGTTCACACATGGATACGCACAATTCTTTTATAGATTGTTCTACAAGCGTAGCTATACTATTTCTCATTTGATAGGTATCTGAATTTTCACTTACAATTTCTGTTGCCGTTTTCATACTCTTACCATCAAATGTAAACATACCACTAGATACACCTATTTGCATCTCAAATAATTTAAGCCCCTCTGAAATAGCTGAAATATAATCGGATGAACGGATAGGAGTTGTAAGATCAATAATGCTACCACCATCCATATTACCTGCTCCTATTTGCATGTAAACATTTTGGTCAGTATCAAAACGGGGCTTAAAAGTGAAATTCCCTTGAGTGTCTTGCACTTGTAATTGTGTCAACTGCTCAGGCACAATCACGCGCCTTTGACCCATCTTAATTTCCCACATAAATTCATCGTACGTACGATTGATAAAATCAATAGTGGTCTTGGCGTTATCAAAGATAGATAAACCAAGAGGGCTGTTGATATCCTTGTTATTCATCCCTGGTGTCTTGAGATAAACAAACAATGGGCGTGATAGTCCTTGTATCGTTGTTACTGGTTGCAAGTCAGGATATAGCTCACTCAAATTTACACGATCACCCAGCGTGCTGTCTGATGTTGATTTGTAAAGCTCGTTAGTAATGCGGTATAGGTTCTTATCCTTTGTACTCCCTACCTCTTGGCCATCTTGAGTTACCCACTCATGAAACTCAACTAACGTGTAATATACATTCTTTTTACTCTCCGACTTAATTGTCTTAGTTAGGATTGCAGCACTTGATACATCCTGTGTATTACTTTGTAATGGTAAAAATACCGGTGCTTGAATAAATGCCACACGGATTTTGTCACCATCAACGTAAGGCCGCATAGCAAGCCCACCCAAAGCCAGACAACTCTCCAAATACCGCTCAAAATTTTTGTTAAAGCGGTCATTACCTAGCATATCATTAAGAAAGTCATTTAACGTATCATCATCTGCTGTGATCTCTGCTTGTTCATTATAGACAAGGCTGGCAATCTTTTTGGCTGCAGTTCGTGCAATCGGCAAGTGTTGCATCTTTCTACGCTTTCTATCCCCATCTGTATTGATGTATTCGACATCATCAAATTTAGATTGATAATAAGCTAGATTGAGTTGTATCCTGTTAAATTCGGAATGTGTTACAGCTACCTTTGGATGCTCTAGGATACTGTTTAGATTTGATGTTTCCATGTTATACCTCCCACGGCTGAAAAAGTCTTTTACTTTTTGAATTAAGTTCATTGTTGCCCTCCTTATGAATTACCAACACGCAAACCAAGTATCTTAGAATTGTCTAGTATAAAATACTGGGCAACATCGCATGTATGGTCATCATCTTTGATGACATTTGGGCTATCGGACTGCAGTGTCTTTTCATCCCACCTGTACATCTTATGTTCTTCAATAAATACCTTGTTATTCTCTGTATCAAGGTAATAAAAGCGACCTTGTGCTAATAGTGATTGGAATGTATCAATCATTGTCACTTTCTTCAATTTAGCCACTGGATGCCATCTGATATTGAAATCAAGATACATCTGGTTTCTCAATGCTCCCTCTGCGCTATCAATCGTATATTGCAAGATAGGTACTCTGTACTTGCTGACAACCGATTGTATAAAGCCGTTGATGTCCTGTGATAGTTGGCTAGGTGCTTTCTTTATCACTTGGCCAGCTGGTGAGTAATACCAGGTATCAAGTAAGATAACCTTACCTTTAGCAGTTATCCCAAAAGCACAACATGCAGTAGCTGACTGCTGATGCCCGCCGTCCAATGCAAAGGATATACTTATCAACCTATCATCACTAGGCAAAGCATCTAATGGATGAAATGTACTCATGTTATAGATATTATTCCCTAACCCAACTGACTCACCTAGATAAACATACCTGTAGTAATCATAGTCATTCTTTTTGATACGCTCAATATCAGCCAACATCTGATCGTTTACAAATCCTAACTCATCATCAAGATAAGTACTAGAATGGCATAAGTAATTATCTAGCGTGTTCATTTCCTCATACCACTCATTTATCCAACTGTACGGATTGATAGGAGGGTTATATGACCAAAAGATTTTAACAAATTGAGCGCGTGGATGTTTCTGCCTCATAAATGTAATGTTGGTCTGGTCAAATTCTTCTGCGCTTGAAAATTCAGCAGCCTCTTCATACCAAACAGCAATAATATTCCCAATGTTGTTTGATTTCAACTTTTGGTAGTCATCGAGGCCGTAAAAATAAAATGTTGAGCCTGTCTTTTTGTGACTTATCTTAAATGGGCTGACTGTCATCTTAAAGCGACTAGTTAGGCCAAATAACGATAGCCCCCATTGGATTTGATTGTAAACACTATCACGGATTGTATTAGCTACTTTACGGATAATTACAATATTGGCAGTTTCACCTCTTATGATGTACCAGGTCATCATGACAATCAGCTTTAAGGTAATAACCGATGATTTGAAAGAATTTCGCCCACCTTTCAAAATGTTGTAAGGTTTCTTAGATTTCCAAACACTCTTGAAATGAGGATTGACATTTTTTTGAATATCAATTATCTTCATCGTCACCCTCCCAACTATCAATAATTGTGATGGTATCATCTTCCATTTGTGTATCTAGCAACTGTGATTTTAATTTTTCAATCTCAAGCTCTAGTTTTTCAGATTGTTTAGCTGTTGGATATCGTTTCAAGATTTCAGTAATAGCTTTAATAACTGTTGCATTATCTGCTTTTTTAATATGTCTTTCTACTTTTCCTGTTGTTGGATTAAGTATCAAAACCTCCTCATCTCGTTTACCTCTAGCGATTTCAGAAAGGATATAGAGCGCCTCTGTCGCATCCATGATATTTGACTTATGCAGCTCTTGCATCTGCTTGTTTATGTACTCTTTTATCCCAATATTTCCCAACAGTTCAGTAATACGATTATTGGCATAACTCTCACTATAACCAGCCTTAATTGCTGATTGATAGCCATTACCAGTCTTTATGTACTCATCTGCAAAGCGCCTCTGTCTTTCATTCATTCGCTACCTCCTTTCCAACAAAAAAATCACAAGTATTGCTACTCATGATTTCATTTTATATGCTAAAAGAGGGGATGTTTTACTGTTATTTTTGATTTAAGGCGCAAAAAAAGCCCCAATTAAGGGGCTAGATACAGCGCAATGACACGGATTCGCACCGTGGCTACCTCTATCAAGGTGTACTCCTTCTATACTACCCCTTGCGCTTTCTATTATAATTATACCACTCTTTCATCACTCTATCAACCATCTTCTTCTCTTTAGTGGTCAGATTTGTAGCACCTTTCTTACTTACTTCATATTCAGCATGGAAATAACCGTGGTGAGTATGAGGCTGCATCTTTTTATGTTCATGGTCTAAATCTATCTGCTTACTACGTTTATTATTCGTATCATTGTATATGATGCTCTTCAAGGTATTTTTATGCTTATCAACTAATACATACACTCTACCTCTGGTCATGGTTTCCATAGGTGCTACTTGTCCACCACTACCATTTTGAGTGACAAATTTCATATTACCTGCTGTATGCAAGGTACTATATTCTGTCCCATACTTTTTGCCTTTGTTGCTCATTCCAGAGCTTGCTCCTCTACCGCCCATTTGTCCATCCTTTCTGTTGTATCATTTCCAAAATAAATTACCTCGATACCTTTATAATCATAATCTACCTCACCACCATATACCAAAATACGTTTTGGCGCTATCTTTTCAATCATGGCATCTACTCCATCTTTCCACAATTCAAAGCGCTCTTTACGTTGTTTTATGCCTACTGTACTGATGGCCACTGTGCTATATTTTGGCAAACCATCAAAGCAAAACTCATAACTTTCTGGACTTGACCATGATACAGTAGGTATAACTGTATAACCACAATTCTGCATCATTTGGCCTATCAATCTTGAGCGATAAGTATTCCAAAGTTGCATAGCTATTGGCATGTCCGTATATAGGCTAAAATCTGGTGTAAGTACACAATCAAAATTAGCTAGTTTTTCTAGGTAAAAATCTGGGCATTTCCAAATTCTTTCAAACTGATAATCATCTAGGAAAAAATGTACAGTAGCTGAGTAGTCAGGTTTATTCAAAACATAGTTAAATCCCTGTAACTTTTTAGGAATATGATCAACTGGTTCAAGGATTGGCAAATTATATTTACCATCTGTGCGTATGGCATCGTAATCCAACAAATTATACTGGTTAATAGTATTCTGTCTGTGATATGGTTTTGTTGTCAGATTGTCCATATTATCCTCCTAATAAAAAACCTATGTACCTTGATTATAGATACATAGGATAGGGTATTTTTACGGTTATTTAGATAGGGGGATATACTTGTAAGTTGAAACAAAATACTCATCAAACCATTTGTTGATATATGTGTACGCTGGGCTAGGACTTAGATATAAAATTTTTTGACACGCGCCAATCACATTGATATTTTCAAATACATAGACCTCTTTTATCGTTTTTAACATCTTTCTATCTGATTCCTCGATATATTCATCTGTTACAGTTTTCAGATTTACCAAAAATACAGACTGTTCAATGTTATTCTCTAAAAATGCCTCATGTATTTTTTGCTCCAGAATTGTTCTCTTCGGATTTTTCTTATCTCTCAAAAAATACCACTTTAGCCAATTGATTTCCCTGCGATGGATAACTGACAAGCGCTCTATTTTCTTCTTCGTCATCCATTACCTCCAAATCTCACTAAATAAATAGACTAGCTAACCATATCAAAAATGCAGACGTAATGATTTTTGAAATACTGCTCTTTACAACATACAAATAATCCTCTTCAGATTCTTTTTTACTGGATAATACAGGCCAGATGAAAGATAGTAGTGCATCCATCCCTAATGCTTGCCAAACTGTAATTTTACTTACTGGAACAATCGTTGTGATAATCTCATTCCAACCATACTGAACTACAAATGGCGATACAACGATTACAAATACCGCCCCAATGATAATACCTGTTTTTTTAAATTTCATTTTTCTACCTCAATTTCTTCCATAATGCTTACATGCTCCATGTAAGTAATACGTTCCATCTTTCCGCTTGTTGATGTAATATGTGTATTGACCATCTGGGCTAGCATAGGAAATCTGTTTTTCTCCTGCCCAGACTCCATTATCTCGCATCATGTGGCAATTCTCCATAATCCATTCTACATCAGGCATCTAGTAACTCCTTGTTTTTATATACATTCCCCACGACCTCGCAATCAGTATGGCGTATCCACAATTCGCATCCGTGTTGCTTAGAATCAAGACGATATGCTCCGCCACGATGTCTTACAACCTCATAATAAGTCGGCTCAGAATAGACGTCCTTAGCCATTTTGACAACATCCCCCTCAAAGATAATCTTGCCATCCCTATCAACCATATCTGTTGATTGCATGAGTTCGATTTCTTCAAAAACAAAGTTATCTAAATCTCTATCGTCTGGTAAACCATTTTCAAAATAAACTTGTTGTGTCGTGACCACTTCATTCTCATAGTCAATATCAAGAAGGTCATCTGTTTCAATCATACGTTTTTCTGTTTTTATCCACGCTCTAAACTTCGGTATCATCCCAAATCCTCCTCGTAAAATTCAATCTTTGCAAAGTTTTTCGGATTGATAGTGATAAGTCTTCCTTCTGGTTCAATCTGATGTAGTTGAATACAACATATACGCCCAAAATTAAGATCCTCTATGCGGTTCAATATATGCTTACAACTCTCTTTTACTTTGATAGTTTCATCATAGTATGGATTTTGTAATCTGATTTTTGTCATTTATTCCACTTCCTCTATATCAAACTCTAATCTATAATGCCCTTTCTCCTCACTCAAGCCACCATAAACAAAGGATAACTTTTTGATAACCTTATGATTATCATCTGTCCAAATACCTGCATCAGTCA